AATGGGAAGTAGTTGGGGTTCTTTACCTTCGAGAACAAGTCCAAAAGGCGGTCAACGTGGTTGCCTATGTAAAGACGGAAAAAGCTATTCAATAAAGTGTTGTAACGGAAGTTTAAGCGCTCAAGGAATAGGTAATATAACAGGAACAGCTGCACCAATAATTATACCAAGTGCATACAGAATAACAGAAATAAGCGACCAAAGAATAACAGAAAACAACGACAAAAGAGTAACACAATAAATAAAATAAAATGGCAGATATAAAAATTAGTCAATTAACCGCAAAAGGTTCAGCAATAGCAAATACTGATTTAATAGAAATTAGTGAAAGTGACGGAGCAGGTGGTTATGTAACAAAGTCGGTAACAGGTGCAAATATTTTGTCTTCAAAGCAAGACACTTTAATAAGTGGTACAAACATAAAAACCATTAATTCAACTACAATATTAGGTAGCGGTGACTTAACAGTACAACCTACTTTAGTAAGTGGCACAAACATAAAAACGATAAATAGTAATTCGATTTTAGGTAGTGGCGATTTAGTAATAACCGGTGGTGTATCTTCAGTTTCAGCAACAACACCTGTAGTCGCAACAGGAACGACAACACCTGTTATTAGTTTAGCTTCAAATTATGGAGACACTCAAAATCCGTATGCTTCAAAGACTGCAAATAATATTTTAGCCGCACCAAACGGAAGTTCAGGAGTACCTACATTTAGAGCTATTGTAAGCGCAGATATTCCTACACTTAACCAAAACACAACAGGCACAGCAGACAACGTTACAGGCATTGTAGCAGTAGCGAATGGTGGCACAGGCACAGCCACTCCAAGTTTGGTAGCAGGAACTAATGTAACTATTACAGGGACTTTCCCTAATCAGACTATTAATTCTTCAGGTGGTGGTGGTGGTAGTACAGGTTTACAATCAGCGGTTTATAGTTCTTTATTTAATTTTCGAACATCAAACTCACTAACTGCTGGCTCTGCTACAATTCATACTCTTTCAAGTGCTAGTATGCAATACGCTCCTTATATACCAAACACAACTTTTACTTGTGTAGAGTTCGCTATTAATGTACTAACTTTACAAGCAACAGGATTAGCAAGGATTTGTGTTTATTCTTCAAGTAACAATCAACCTACTAATTTATTATACAGTAGTACTGATTTAGATTGTTCAACACTAGGTACAAAAAGTGTTATATCTTCTTTTGTTTTTACACAAGGAACAATTTATTGGTTAGGTATTCAAACAAATGTCAATAATATTTCATTTACAGGATTAAACGCCACATCTTCTATACCATTATCTTGTAGTACTACGGGTACTCAACATACTTCTTGGTCTCAAACTGGACTTACATACGCAAGTGGGGCGCCAAGTGTAGCAAATCCAAATGCTTTTAATATTGGTAGTTTAATCCAAATATCAATGAAAAAATAATAAAATTATGGCACAATTAAGAAACGAAATTTATGATGAGAATGGACTTGTAAAAGTCGAGTTTATTAAAGTAGAAAGTCCTACTCAAGAAGAACTAATACAAGAAAAAGAAGCACAGCTTTTAGCTATGTATGAAGAGTTGAAAGCTCTTAAAGGAGAATAGATGAAAAGTAACTATTTAGCAAGTCTTTATTTTATTGCGGGTTTTTTAACTTCGTTTTCTTTGATTTGTCAAGGCACAGAACCCTACATTAATTTGGCTGGAGTTACTTTGTTTTTTTACTTAACTTTCAGTTTAACAGAAGCACTTGAAGATTTAGGATTATGAGACTACAATTATATTTATTACTTTACACAATTAAAAATTCCGCATTGAAACTATTGACTATTTGCTTTTCGTTTTTTTTACCTATAAGCGGAATACTTGGACTTTTATTTGCGTTGATATTGTCGGACACGGCGACCGGAATATGGAAAGCAAAACATTTAAAACAGGAAATAACTTCGCGTAAACTTTCAGCGATAATTTCTAAATTACTTTTATACGAGTTGACGGTTATACTTTTTTACCTTATAGACTATTTTATTCTTAACCAAATAATTTTACAATTCTTTTCAGTACCATTAATGCTTACAAAAGTTTTAGCGTTGGTACTTGCTTCAATAGAAATAATGTCTATAAACGAAAATTACAAAGCGGTAAAATCAATAGACATTTGGCAAAGCGCAAAGTTATTATTTGCACGAGCAAAAGAAGTTAAAGACAACATTAATAAGTTAAAATGAATTTAAGCGCACACGTTACGTTAGCAGAATTTCAAGCTTCATCAACTGCAACAACACACGGAATAAATAATAAAATGAACGAGTCGCAAATTGCGTCCGCAAAACTTTTGTGTGAAAATGTATTTGAACCGTTAAGAAGTTACCTAAACACACCAATAAAAATTAGTTCGGGTTTTCGTAGCGTACAACTTAATAAAATGATAAAAGGAAGTTCAACAAGCCAACATACAAAAGGTGAAGCAATGGACTTGCAAATAGGCGCAAATGGGTTTTTCTTTATTAAAACAAAGTTAGAGTTCGACCAACTTATTTGGGAGTTTGGAAACGAAGAAAATCCTTCGTGGGTTCACGTTAGTTTCAGTTCTAAAAATCGTAAACAAGTATTAAAAGCAACCAAAAAAAATGGGAAAACTATTTATTCTAATTACTAGCATTTTTCTTTATTCGTGTTCGGCTCAATATCACTTGAACAAAGCAATAAAAAAAGGTTACGTTTGTGAAGATACTTTACAAATGGACACAATAAGAATAGCAACTATTGATAGTGTTCCGGTAATTGTAAACAACGAAATAATTTACGAAAAATTTATTACGCAAAAAGATACAATAGTTAAATGGAAAACTAAAAATGTTTACGTTCCAAAAACACGAATAGAATTAAAACGTGAATACAAAATAAAAGTAAAAACTATCTACAAAGATAAGGTAGTTGAAAAAGCTGAAGCACGAGCTGAAGGTAAAAAGAACCAACCTAAAGGAAACTTAAACTTACTTTTTGTAGGTGTTGGAATAGGTTTACTACTTTCGTACTTATGGAAGTATGCAAAAAAATCATTAATCTAAATTTTTATGGCAAACAATAGCGCAAGGTTTCGACTAAAACAGGACGAAATCGAAATACTTATGCAGTATAGGGGCATCAAAGAAGCAACAGACGAAGCTGGAGTAGATGACAAAGATGTAAAACACGGATGGCTAAAAACTAAACAAGCTTCTTTGTTTTTTAAGAACCCAAACTTTAAACAGGAAGAACTAAACGCAATCCAACAAATAAAAGACGAATGTATTAAAGAAGTAAAAAAATACGCTCCAAAATATGAAGTTTTTCCATTAATAAAATATGATGTTGATACAGACGGACATTTACTTGTTATAGATATTGCAGACCTTCACATAGGAAAACTTGCAACAGCATTTGAAACAGGCGAAGAATATAATTCACAGATAGCCGTTAAACGTGCAAAAGACGGACTACAAGGCATTTTAAACAAAGCTAAAGGGTTTTATATTGACAAAGTATTATTTGTTGCAGGAAACGATATTTTACACACCGACAACACAAGGCGAACTACAACAGGTGGAACACCACAAGACACAGACGGAATGTGGTACGACAATTTTATAATGGCTAAAAATTTATATATTGAACTTTTAGAACAATTAATAATTTTTGCAGAAGTCGAAGTTGTTTACAATCCAAGCAACCACGATTTGACACACGGTTTCTTTTTAATGCAGTTAATAGAAGCACACTTTAGCAAGTCAAGTATTTGTTTTAACGTAGATTTAAAGCATCGAAAAGCGTTTAGGTACGGAAACAACCTAATCGGAACTACACACGGTGACGGAGCGAAAATCGAACACTTACCTTTATTGTTAGCAACTGAATTTCCAATACTTTGGAGCGAAACTAAACACCGGTATATTTATTCACACCATATACACCATAAAACAAGCAAAGATTTTATAGGAGTAACATTTGAAACTTTACGCAGTCCTTCAGGAAGTGACAGTTGGCATCATAAAAACGGATATACAGGCGTTCCAAAAGCGGTTGAAGGTTACATACATCACAAAGAATTTGGACAAATTGCAAGATTAACGCATATTTTTTAGTTTGATTAAATAATTTATAGTATATTTGTCATTCATAGTTGAAAAAAAGAAAACAGTTATAAGCTCCCCAGCACGTAGCTGTTTTTTTTTGTCACAAATTGTTACAATAAACGGTTTAATTCCGATTAATTGTCCCGTTTTTTAATTAATAAATTGGACTTTTTATGGTTATAACCTTAATAATAGCAAAGATTTTAAGGGTTTTACCTGTATAATAATACATTATTAAGTAAAATTTACCTTTATTATATGTTTTTTTCTATTCAGAAAACCCAATAAATACAAGGATTTTAAAAATAAATTAAAAATAATTGTTAAAAAGTATTGTAGTTATTAAAATAGTATATATATTTGCATATAATTATTAACGAAAACAAAAACAAACACTATGAAAACTTTAACAACAACTTACACTTACAACACAACAAAAGGAACTAACGTAGAAACTTTTACATCAACAGGTTATATTACATTAATTCAAAACGGATTATTTAAATACGAACACCATTTTGGTAGCCATATGTTAAACTTACAAGAGCAAATGTTAGTAAAAGAATTAATAGAAAATAACATAAGCTACGAAAAGACAATAGCGTAATAAAAAAACAAGGGGTGCGACTTGGTAACGCACACTAATTTAAAAACTATGAAAACAGAATTTAACAAAGTAATTGATTTCTTGGAAACACAACAACAAGAAAACAAACTAAACACGAACCAACTGCATTTAATTATTCAAACATTATGTACATTTTTAGACTATGAGCAATTGCAGGAAGTAGAAAATTTATTTAACCAATTTAAAAAATAAGACTATGAAAAATTTAATTGATTACTTTACACCAACAACCGAAGAACACAAATCGTTTTTAAGGCACTTTTTAAGCACTCTAACGGCTTTTATTGTGTTGGGTGGTATGTTCTATTGTTTAATGTATTTAAAAGCGTTGTAAGATGAAAAATAGAAATTTAGAATTTTGGAATAAAGGGTGGGAATTAACCTATGAATTTACAGGTTGGACTTATTCAATAGCAGGAACTTGGGAATTTAACGATTACGATGAAGTTAGTGAATATGCATTTATTGAATTAGATGTTGAAGTTTCGGAAAAGTGGTTAACAGAAACAGATGACAATTTACAACCGCACGTTCTTGGGGTTCGTATTTTAGAAGATTTACGTTTAGAAATGCAGGAAGCAATAAACAGTGATTTGGTACATTATAACTTTTGGGAATGGAAAGCGAGTAACGATGAAAGTAACTACACTTTTTACCACGAACTATGACAAGCGGAACTATATACGACCAATTAGATTGGTGGCAGAGACAATGGCGCGGAACATTTGATTTAGGGTTATACCTTGAGATTTGCAGGATTAAAAAAAACGAACAAATAAAATTTAAAGAAATGAAACGATTTAAAGCAACTTTTAAAACTTGGGCGTATGTTGGCGCACCTATTAAGTTAGAAACACGAATAGTTGAAGCTTACGACTTCCAGCACGTTAAAAACTTAATACAAAAAAACGATGACATTATAATTGAAATTAAACAAATAGAACAATGAAAAAGACAGCAGTAGAATGGTTGATTGGTAGATTTCATTATG